GGATGATTGAAGATGCAGTAGTTATCTACCGCATTGCAAGGGCTCCAGAACGAAGAATGTTCTATATTGATGTTGGTAATCTACCTAAAGTAAAGGCAGAACAATATCTAAAAGATGTGATGAATCGTTACCGAAACAAGTTGGTGTATAATGCTTCAACTGGTGAGGTAAAGGATGACCGTCAGCAGATGAGTATGTTAGAGGATTTCTGGTTGCCACGTAGAGAAGGTGGTAGAGGAACCGAAATTACAACTTTGCCAGGTGGTTCAAATCTTGGAGAAATTGATGATATACTGTATTTTCAGAAGAAATTATATCGATCATTAAATATCCCTATCAGTCGTTTAGAGACTGAGAGTGGGTTTAGTATGGGTCGAGGCGCAGAAATAACAAGAGATGAAGTAAAATTCACTAAGTTTGTTCAGAAGCTGCGAAGAAAATTTAATGTTCTTTTTAACAATCTTCTTAAAACACAATTAATACTCAAGGGTGTTGTTGCAGAGGATGATTGGTTAAGTATTAAAGAAAATCTTTCATATGAATATATGAAGGATGGACATTATGCAGAGATGCGAGATATGGATCTATTGAAAGACCGTTTAGAAGTCCTAAATACTATAGAACCATTTATTGGACAGTATTTTTCTAAAAAATATGTTCAGAAACAAGTATTCAGAATGTCAGATGATGAGATTGAATCCATGCAAAAAGACATAGATTCAGAACCAGAGCCTGAAGAAGATGAAGATTTATAATAACAACTTGGAGATAAATTATGAGTGAATTACCAGATATGATTTCAGCAGTAGTTGGAGACAACAAAATTGATGCAGAATCACATTTTAAAAATACAATAGCACAAAAAATAGGAAGTGCATTAGACTTAAAACGAGTAGAAGTAGCGAATTCTTTGATAAAAGGACAACCTAATACCTCAGTAGAGGACTCTGCCGATGAAGAAATTTAAAGAATTTAATACATGGGTTGTAGAAAAGGATGAACACAGGAAATCATCTACCTATAAAAAACTTACACCTAAAATGAAAAAGGCTGTTGATGATGTCTTTACTACAATGGAAAAGAATCCAGGCGACTTTTTAAGTACATTTGACAAGAATGTAGAAAAAGTTGCAAAAAAACAGGGTGTAAAAGTTAAAGATATTATGAGTTATTTTGATAAAGAAATGCTTACAATTTAGGATAAACTATGGCAAATTCAATTACAAATAGACAAGGTAGAAGTGTTTTACACATAGATTCTACTGATGGTGCAATAACACTAGCAGAACTTAAAGCAACTAATGAAGCTACTGTAGTGGAAGCAGCTATTGTCGAAATTTTCTGGCAAACTGCAACCTCAATTAAAATTGATAGGGGTGGTACTGATGTTCATCTTTTACAGGAACAGGACATTGGAATTTAGCGCAAAGTGGTTGTGAATTAAGAGGAGATGTAACCGCAGATATTGGTATTGATATAACTGGTGCCTCCTATGCAATTATAGTTGTACATAAATCATATTAATAGAGGGATAATATGAAACTAATCACAGAAATGTTTGATAATTTTGAAGTTCTTACTGAAGGTAAGAATGGTAAAGATTTGAAAATAAAAGGGGTTTTCATGCAGGCCGAAACTAAAAATCGGAATGGTAGATTATACCCTCTTAATATTTTAACAAAAGAAGTTGCTCGATATAATAAGGAACTAATTCAGAATAAACGAGCTTTTGGAGAATTAGGACATCCAGAAGGGCCAACAGTCAATCTGGATAGGGTTTCTCATTTAATCGAAGAACTATACCCCGAAGGTAAAAATATCATCGGGAAAGCAAAGATTCTTGACACACCTAACGGTAAAATTGTCAAAGAACTGCTAAATGCAGGTGCAAAACTTGGAGTCTCTAGTAGAGGAATGGGTACACTTGAAAAGAAGGGTCAGACAAATTATGTCAAAGACGATTTTTATCTTGCAACAGCAGGAGACATCGTTGCGGATCCATCTGCACCAGAAGCGTTTGTGGAAGGAATAATGGAAGGGAAAGAATGGATTTGGGATAACGGTATTCTTAGAGAAGAAGAAGTTGCACGAATTCAAAGAGTCGCTTCCGCAAATAAGAAGGCAGAAGCCTTTGAAATGTTTCTTTCAAAACTCTAATATTATAAATATAATTAATCAAAACTTTACAAGGAGACTTATATGTCTGAAGAACTCACTAAAGAGATGGAAGAAGTGGATGAGGTCGAAGAGGCTACAGCAAAACCAACAGGTACATCTGCTAAAGAGCCCGGAGCATCCAATCCAAGTTCCACTAAATTAAAGCAGGAAAAAGAAAATATGGAAAAAGCCAAATCTGGCAAATCAGCATCTGATCCTAAAGCAACTAAAGGTACGGTAAAACCTGTAACTTTAGTAAAATCTGAAGAAAAAGATGAAGATGAAGAAGTAAAGGCAAAATCCGAATCTGATGAAGAGGAAGAGGAAGAAGAAGTTAAAAAGGAAGAAAAAGCTTCTGCTCCTAAACTCAAATCTGAAATCATGCAAGGTCTTGTAGACCACATTAAGGGTCTGAAGAAAGAAGATCTTGCAAAAATGTATGGTAAACACGTTTTAGGTGAAACCGAAAAGGATGAAGGATATGAGGAAGAAGAAGAAGATGAAGAAGCTTCCAAAGTTAAGAAAGAGTCTATTGACCAAACTATTGAAGATTTAGATGTATCACAAGATATTGATGCTTTAGTTAGTGGTGAAGAAGAACTCTCTGACGAATTTAAAACAAAAGCCGCAACAATTTTTGAAACTGCAATTAAATCAAAAGTTCGTACTGAACTAGAGAAAATTCATGCAGAAAATCAAGAATCTTCAAAGAAAGTTGCAGAAGAAACAATGGCAAGTGTAGTTGAAAAAGTCGATGACTATATGAACTACGTTGTTGAACAATGGATGACTGATAACGAACTTGCTATTGAGCGTGGGCTAAAAGGTGAGATCGCAGAAGATTTCATTAGTGGTCTGAAAGGATTATTTGAAGATCACTATATCGATGTTCCAGATGAGAAGTATGACATCTTGGAAGCCAATTTGACTAAGATAGAAGAATTGGAAGAAAAATTAAACAAACAGATGGAAGAAAATGTTCAGTTGAAAAAGGCAAAAGGTGAACTCGTAAAAGAGTCCATGATTGCCGATATTGCTGATGGGATGACTGATACCGAAACTGAAAAGTTCCAAAGTCTGGTTGATGATGTTGAGTTTTCCGATGAAGAATCTTACACAGAGAAACTTCAAGTAATTAAGGAAAGCTATTTTGGATCTGGTGCAGTAGAAACTCAAGATGAGATGCTTACTGAAGAAGGTTCCGAAACAACCGAAGAAGTGTCTGATACTATGGCAAAGTATATGACTGCTATTAAGAAAGACAATTCTAGGTCAAAAAAATAATATCTGAAAAACTTTTTAAAGGAGTAATTTATGTATAATTCAGAAGCTCTACAAGAGAAGTGGCAACCAGTTTTGAATCATCCCGATCTACCTCCGATCAACGATGCTTACAAACGTGCAGTTACCGCTGTTATCTTGGAGAACCAAGAAAAAGAACTCAAAGAGTCAAAAACATTTTTGTCTGAGGCAGAAATGTCCACAGCTGATACTGTTGCAAACTGGGATCCAGTTTTAATCTCTTTAGTTCGTAGGTCTATGCCTAATTTGATGGCATACGATATTTGTGGTGTGCAACCAATGAGTGGCCCCACAGGTTTAATTTTCGCAATGAAAGCAAGAATGGGTGATGGTGCAGTAGGTACTGCTGAAGCCCTTCATGACGAAGCTGATACAGGAGCGTCAAATTCAACTCTTGGTGCCCAAGCGGGTACAGAGCCTGGTGCCCTTAATGGTGGTACTGCTTAAGCTACAACTGATGGTGCAATTCCTGACATTTGGGGTGTAGACACCGCTGGTACATATAATGTACAAGGTGGTGATCTTACGGCAACTGGTGAAACCTATGATGACTCAGGTGCTCCAGTATTCCAAGACATGGGATTTACCATTGAAAAATCGACAGTTACGGCAAGGACACGTGCCTTACGTGCTGCATATACAATGGAACTCGCACAAGACTTGAAAGCAATTCATGGTCTTGATGCAGAATCCGAATTGTCAAACATTCTCAGCACAGAAATTCTTGCTGAAATTAACCGTGAGGTAGTTCGTACTATCTACATTACCGCAGAAGTTGGTGCTCAAACCGCATCATCTGCTGGTATCTTCAACTTGGACACAGACTCTAATGGTCGTTGGTCAGTTGAGAAATTCAAAGGACTGATGTTCCAAATCGAGCGTGATTGTAACGATATTGGTATCAGAACTCGCCGAGGAAAAGGTAACTTAGTTGTCTGTTCCGCTGATGTTGCATCTGCATTGTCAATGGCCGGTGTCCTTGATGTAGGTGGATCTGGTGGATCTGGTAACTTAAATGTTGATCCAAGTCCAGCAGGAAGTACTTTTGCAGGAACAATTAATGGTCGTATTAAAGTTTATGTCGATCCTTATAACTCCGTTGTAAGTGCAAGTGCTGCTAATAACTGGTATGTTGCTGGTTATCGTGGTTCTAATGCTTATGATGCAGGACTGTTCTACTGCCCATACGTTCCGTTGCAAATGGTTCGTGCGGTTTCGGAAGCAACTTTCCAACCTCGAATTGCGTTCAAGACTCGTTATGGAATGGCTATTAATCCATTCGCAAAAGTTCATTCATCAAATACTGG